AACTTTGCGAAATACCCCACGATGCCGGCTACGAATCCAGTGATCAGACCTCCAAAGATGGCTAGCCCTCCCAGCAGTTTTTCCATGAAAGTGGCCGGCTTATCCTTCGCTTTTACAGTGGAGTCTTTATCTGCCGGTCCCTTACGGCCAAGCCTTTCTAGCAAGGTTAGCATTTCGGCTTGGTTTTCTTCGTCACCAAGCCGATTTATTTGGCGCTGTGTCGCTTCCTCGGCCAGCAATGTCGAGATGAAGGAGACGTCCTCCATGATCAGCCGGACCCTATCATTCAGCACTTCCACGTGCGAAACTAGCATTCCGATCCCAGCCTCGATGGATGTCGCCGTACTATTCAGGCCAGTGATTGATTGAAGTGATTCGCCGACAGCCTTTGTAATGGACGTCATCTGCTCGTTTGACGACACATCCTTCTCTTCTGCCTTTTCACCTTTCAGTTCAGCAGAAGACTGACCTACGTTCAGGATAGCTTTATTCAGTGAGGCCAGGTTTTTGCAGATCTCGACCAGTACATCCTCGCTTTTATCTGACTTTGCAGCGATGTCAGGTTTAGCGCTTTCAGTATCCGTTGACTCAGCAGACTCGACTTCAGCGACTTGTGCTTGAGCCCTTACCGGAAGAAGATCCAGTGCCTTCAGCGTATTGACCTGAATCTTGTCCAGAGTCTCATTCTGGACCATCAGTTCTAGCAGGATATCCTCAAAGGTCGATTGCTGTTTGTCTTTCATGTCGTCTTGTTCTGGCGCTTGATTCGTTCATTCTCTTCCTTGATGTGTTCGATTAGAAGAGACACGTAGATTTCCCTCTCCCATGGGAGCATGTTATCAAGCTCTGTCAGACTGTACTTGTGATGTTGCATCAAAGCGAAGTTAGTCTGAAAATGATTGACCAGGCTGTCATGAGAGAGGCTTATGAGAAAAAATTTTGGAGTCCTCGAAGTAGAATTGCGTTGTCGTGAGCGCAGCTATGGCACTTGAATTCAACCGAATGCTCTAGCTTTGGAGTGGCTTCGATGAACTTCTGAATCTTCATGAACTGAGTCTGATTCAGAGACTCAATGAATTGGCGAAGTTCTTCCTTCGAGTGATCTGAGGCACGGTAGACTCCCTTGTCGTCGAAGATCGAATCAATGCATCCGATGATGACTGACATGATCATCTCCTCCTGACCCGACTTCTGATCCATATCAGAGAGTTCGGAGATGAGGCTGACACCAGGCCAGTTCATGACGACACCGATCTTGTCGGTCAACGAGATCTTAGCATCCGGCAGTCCCTCGACATTCACCTTGATCGAATCAAGGTTGAGCTCGATCGGATTCGGCTTCTCGCACTTCTCGCACTTTAAGGTCAGCTTCGAGACTTCGCCGACGGACTTGGATCTCAGCTTCAGGAAGATGTATTCCAGATCAAAGACTGAAAGCTTGTCTGGATCGATCTTACCGAAGGTGCAGGAGGCAACGATGTCCTTGACTGCCTGAGTGATCTGCTTCTGGTCGCTAGATTCGCGAGCGACCATCAGGATCTTCTCTTCCTTTACCAGGTAAGGGCGATATTGAACCTTCCGGCCGGTGGACGGAAGACGCAGTTCATATTTCGGGGTCTCAATTGTCGGTAGTGGCATAACGAGTTATGGTATAGGTTTTCGTATCAGAAAAGCTTCTTGATTCCTCCGATTGCGGTCTTTACGGAGGACAGAGCGCTGGCGATGGCACCCTCTTCTTCGAAATTCTCATATGTCATCGTGACATAGAACTTCTGCACCGCATTCTCCTGAGTATTATCCAGGGC